TTCGCGACGATGTCGTCGCGGACGATCCGGTCGGCTGCCGGGCTGGAGTCCCGGATCAGGTCGTTCGAGACCGGGACGAGCACCGCGAGCTTCTTCGCCGACAGCTGAACCTGCTCGAGGTTCTGCTGGCTCGACGTGATGTTCACGTTCTCGCCGATGTAGGATGCGGTCGCGCCACCCGCAAGCCGCGGGACGTTGAGCGTGTTGGTCTGCATCGGCACGACGCGCGCGCCGGCCTTGCGGACCACGGTCTTGTCGTACAGGAGCTCGATGATCTCACGCGCGAACTCCACCGGCACGAGGAACCCGCCGGCTGCGCCCGTGCTCTCACCCAGCGCCTTGGTGACGGCCGCCTCGAGGATCTTGTCCTCGGGGTAGATGCGCTTCGCGGACTCGGCCGGGGACACACCCCAACTCCGAGACGCCAGGACGGACTTGATCGTCCGGGCGAACCGCGTGCCCTTCTCGATGCCCTTGTCCTCTTCGCGCTTCTGCGAGTCGGCCAGGAGCTTCGCGAACACACTGTGGGACTCGCGGAGAGGAGCCATCTCCTCCTTGGCGATATCCTGCATGATCTTCTTGATCTCTTCGAGCGTATAGGCCTGTCCCATTGATCGTCCTCTCTCTGCCCAAATAAAAAACCACCCCCGTGGGAGCGGTCTCTATGGGCGGGTGTGGTGTAGCCCTACAGCCTTACGACACGCGGCCCAGCACGGCGTCCAGTTCAGCCTTCATCGTTTCACGCAGCATCTGCTTCAGCGTCGAAGGTGCGATGTCAAGTTCAATCACGGGTGCGGACTCCGTCTTTACCGGTGTCTTCACCTCCTCCTTGATCACAACAATGCCCTTGCCGGTCGAGCCGTTCTCGGTCCCATCGTCTGGGCCGGGGTCCATCTCGTTGTTGTGCCAATCCCCAGCGCCCGCAGCGTTCAGCACATCCTTGAGCAATCCGCCGGCCGCGGGGATGCTCTCGGCCACGTTCTCGTGAGTGAGTGAGGCCTTCTCGCGCGCCCGGGCCGCCTTGTCAAGGGGCTCGGTCAATGCCTTGACCATACGATGGAGCGCCTTGATGGCCCGGTGCGCACGACGGAGATCATCGTCGGCTGTGCCGCCGCCAGTGTACACATCGCTCGTGCCGGGACCACCGGTAGTCATTGGGGGTGCCGGAACGGGATTGCCGCCAGGACCGCCCTGAAGCCCGGGCTGGCCCGCGTCCTTCAGAATCCGCTCTTCAGCGGCCTTGACGACCGCAATGGCCGCCCGGGCCTGAGTGCAGTACCGCAACGCCTCGGGATGCTCAGCGACCCAGTTGTCGTCGGCGCACTGTGCCGCCGTGGGCTTCACGCCCCGGATCCCGACCTCATTCGTGGCATCCCCGCCCACCGACCGGATGCCAATCATGCTCCGGACCATCTCGTCCGCATCGGTGAACCGGTCGAGCACCTTCTGGTGAAGTTCGTCTGCGGCGTCATGGTGCTTGAGGATCGACTTCAGGTGGCCACCGGTCTTTCCGTGCGTCTCAGCCGCGTCATCAAGGTGCTTGCCAGCCGCGACGAGGCGCTCCTTATTCTGACGCGACAGCACAGCCCCGGACTTCGCGAGTGCCTCCGGGTCTCCCATGGCCGCATCGAGCAGCGCCTTCTTGTACGCGTCGGACTCGGCCCAGGCCTGCTCCAGTTCACCGAGCAGCCCCTTGCCCTCGTCGTCTTCCTTACCGAGGTAGGAGTCGACGAACGCCTTCGCGGCGTCGGCCGCGCCCCCGATATCCGCCCCACCGCGGCCACCGTTCAGGACGGCGCGCGCCGCGATGAGCCCGCGCTTGATCGCCGTCAGCTTCCCGTCTACCACGTCCGCGAACGGGAACTTGTACGAGCCGAAGTTCTCCTTGTCGGCCGCATTATGGACGATGAAGGCCTTGCCGTACTTGCCCCAGTCGACCTTGTCCTTCTCGGGCCCACCAGCCCACGCCGCGAGACGCTTCCGGGCGGCCCCCGCATCCCAGGACCGATCCGCATTCACCGGAAGATTCCGTGCCCCACCGACCGTCCAGTTGTCCGCCTTGACATCCACCGTACTCACCTCTTTTGTCTGGGGGATCGCCTTCAAGGCCAGTTCAACCGCATCCACGGCCAGCCCCTTCGTCTTCGCTGTGGCCACCATGTGCGCCAGGGCCTCCTGGTTCGACGGCACCGGCACCAGGCTCCACTCGAGCAGATGCCACTTCGTATACTTGGTCCCCGTGACCCGGCCCTGACTGTCCGTGATCGGCTCGGCACCACCATCTGCCGGCAGAAACCCAATGCTCGCGCCCTTGATGTACCCGCCGTCGATGAGCGACTTCACCTGCTGCGCGAACGCGGTCGGGGCAAACTCCACGTCCGACACGATCGCGTCGGGCCGGATCGTGAGCGTCTTGGTGCGTCCCACCGGCAGGCTGGTGTAGTCGTGCGCCCACAGCACAACCGGGTTCTTCAGGTAGTCACTCGCGTTGCAGCCGGTCGGGTCCATGATGTCGCCTTCACGGTCGACCGACGGCGTGCTGATCGTGAAAGTCCGCACCTGGTTCTCCGGTGCGGCCTCGGCCGGGACCGGATCGACCAGGGTGTTCATCGAGCGGTACAGGGGTTGCCGGGTGATTCCCATTAGGTCACCTCGAACTGGATCATGGTCACACGCCCACCAGCGCCTTCTTGGCCTTGAAGAACTTACAGTGCCCGGCCGGCGAGATCGTCCCCGCCACGGCCGTGCACCCGTTCGGCGCCCGGAACATCGTGCAGTCCCGGCACAGTTGCTTCCCGTGTGCGTTGTCGACGTACTCGGCCTCAACCTTGCTCGACTTCGCCTTGGTGACCGGGGTCGCCGACTTGTACGACCGCAACCGGGTCAGGATGCGGCCCTGTTGCTCTTGGAGTGCCTTCTTCAACTCTCGCAGGAACATCCGCTCACCGGCCGTGAAGTGCGCGTTCACCGCATGCCAGGCGGCCGTCCGCGCTTGCTCGGTCTTGTAGAGCGAGTGCGAGAACGCTGCGGCCTCGGCAAGGTCGCCCGCACCCACACCCTCGATCACGGGTGCCACACTGCACCGACAGTCCGGGTGCGCCCCGGGTTCGTCGTCCCCACTGCTGAATGGTTGATCGAGGTCAACGATTTCACCATCCAGCGGCTCGCAGATCGGGCACACCTTCTCGTCCCGGGCCGTCAGCCATTCCTTCTGCTGCACGACCCCGCTCTGGCGATAGCCCTCGACCGCCCCAAAGTTGCTCGCATCGATCGTCTCGGTGCGCGCGATCAGCGTGGCGCGGGCACCCTTCGCGTCCGCGAACACTGCCGAGACGCGGTCCGACAGTTGCGGGATCGTCTCGCCGGCCGCGATCCCCTCGGCCAATTGCTCCCGCAATTGCTTCCACGTGGTGTCGGTGATGCCACGGATCCGCTTTGGGGCCGTGTGCTGAAGGTACGTGATCACCCGCTCGTTCACGAGATTGAACGCTGCGGCCGCCCCGACTTCGGCCAGCGCGCGTGTGCCATGATCGTCCACAACATACCGGTAGGTCGGCTGTAGCTGGCCAGCCATCTTCTTCGCTTCCTCGATCGCCCCCGACAGCACCGAGTCCAGGTCAATCGCGTCGAAGTCGTCCGGTGCATCCTTCACCCTTGGGGTGAATGACCGGCCGACCGGAACCTCCGGACCCTCGACCGGCACGTCCTCGAGCGTGGGCTCCGGTTCGGTCACGGCGTCCGGTGTGACTTCGCCGGGTTCCGCCTGACTCCCCAGCGACCCGGATGCCGTCAGAGTGACGGGCACCAAGAACATGTCGCCACCGACTACTTCATCGAGCCCCAACTTCTTCCGCCGTTCGTTCTGTGTGAACACCTGGCCAGCGTTGACGTCCAGGACTTCCTTGATCGCCGCTTCCCGGTTCTCGGGAACGGGATCATCATGCTCGAGCAGTAGACGGTTGTCATACTCCGGGATCAATCGGCCATTGATCGCGGCATCGAACATCGCGAGCCTGGGGGCAACGACCCACTTAGCGAAGATATAGTCCGCGACTTCAATCGTCGCCCGGTTAGAGTTCTGAAGATTTCCCATGATCTCGGGCGGGATGCCGAACGTCTGGAAGATGACGTCCCGCTCCCACTTCCGCAGTTCGGTGAACTGCAGGTCGGTGAACTTGCGGTCGATCACCTTCACGTCCGCAGCACCCGACAGGAAGTAGGTCCGGAACGCATTCCAGACGCCCTGGTTGCGCCGGTTCCACTCTTCCTCCAACCGCCGCTGTCCGGGCTCGTTCAGCCCGGTATTGCTCACGATCAGATCGGGCCGGGCGGAGTTCCAGAAGAACCGGTTCACGTACTTGCTCGCAAACTCGTCAGTACTGAGCTCTTCCCCGAGCGACTCCGCAATGCCCACGCCCCGGGTGTACGGGTTATACGGATCAGGATCACGGAACCACACGACCTCGGACGGTGGCACCTTCGCCTGCATCCCATGCGGCATGGTCAGCCAGAACGTCGGATCATCCTGGGTCGGGGTCCGCACAATCCAGTTCGGCGGGCACGGCCACGCCTGGACCGGGACGCCCCTACCACCCACGTTGCGGTCGAGCAGCCAGAACGCCTCACCACGAAGCTCCATGTACTCCTGGGTCACCATCCGCACCTGGAGGCCTGTCAGGACCTGGCCGCCCTCGGGATCCCTCACCCCGCGGGTCAGGAGCATCCTGAGCGGGTGCGGCTTCGTGTACTCGACCGGCTCATCGCCGGGGTTGTTCGCGACGATGTACAGCTTCCACGGGACCGTCGCACAGGCGAACGACACCTTGTGCACGGCCGCTCGCAACCACGGCATGGTGGCGTACGACCGCAGGTAATCCTCGCCACGGCGTCGAGGAGGGGCCCCACCAGGAGGGGTCAGGGCCTGCACGAACCCCCGGCTGCCGATCGCGACGTTGGTGTTGCCCACCACCCCGCCACCGCCCCAGGCGCCGGACATGCTCATGCCGGCCTTGGTGATGGCGTCTCCGATCCTACCGAGTAGGTTCATGAATTGACCACGAATGTGACATCGGTGGCCGCTTGCACCGCACCAGTCCCGACCCAGCGATATTCATGCTGCCCCGGGGTGACCGTTAGGAAGTTGTAGTGATAATTCCCTGTGCTGTCGTGAACGGGCGTCACGCTGGTCACGGTCCCGTTCGGATCCGTAATGAGCAGCGTCACGGTTGTGGGGTCGGTCGCCACGCCGCTGACCGTGAACACCACGCTGATGACGACCTGCTGCCCGATGAAGTACGATCCACTCACGCCCTCACCCTCTCGCGTCCGACCCGACAGCCATCATCTGCGCCACGTCAGTCCCCACTGCTAGCATCACGGCGGAGGCGTCAGTCCCCACTGCTAGCATCACGGCGGAGGCGTCAGTCCCCACTGCTAGCATCACGGCGGAATCAGAACCCACCGCCGTGCCTGACGCAGACACCCCCACGGCTTGCTTGATTGCCGTCAGGACCGCCGATGCGAAGCTCGCGACGCTCAGCGTCTTCACGATGCCCTTCGCCAGGGACGCCGCGGCACCCGAGGACGCCGACAAGACCTTCGCCGTACCCTTCTGCACCGCAGCCAACGACGCACTCGCTGTCGCCGACAGCCCCTTACCCACACCCTTCATCAGGACCACCGTGCTCGATACCGCCGTGGCGGTCAGCGCGACCTGGAAGTTATGGGCAACCACCGTCGCCAGGGACGCCACCGACGATACCGCTGTCGCCACGAGCCTCTTGCCGATTCCCTTCAACAGGACAGCCGCGCTCGCCACGCTCGCCGTCAGGAGCTTCCCTACGCCCCTGCCCAGAGTCGCTGCACTCGATACCGCGCTGACACTTAGCGTCTTACCGACGCCCTTGAGTAATGTCGCCGACGACGACACCGCTGTGGCCGTCAGGGTCAGCAGGTGACCGACCGTCTTGGTCAGAGTCGCCGAACTGGCCACGGCGGTCGCGGTGAGGAACTTGCCAACACCTCTCGCCACCGTCGCGGAACTCAAGACCGCCGTTGCCGTCAGGAACTTTCCAACGCCCCTTAGCAAGGACGCCGCGCTCGCTACCGCGCTCGCCGTCAGTCCCCTCGTGATCCCCTTCAGGACCGACGCCGTGCCCGACGAAGCCGTTGCCGTCAGGAACTTTCCGGTACCCCTCTGTAACGTAGCGGCCGAAGCCACCGCCGTCGCCGTTAGCGTTAGCAGGTGACCAACGACCTTCGTCAACGTCGCCGAACTCGAGACGGCCGTCGCGGTCAGGAATTTCCCGACACCCTTCAACAGCGTCACCGCCGAGGACACCGCCGTCGCGGTCAAGAACTTCCCGGTCCCCTTCAGCAACGTCACCGCCGGGGACACCGCCGTGGCCGTCAAGAACTTACTAACGCCCTTCAGTGTGCTCGCCGTCGACGAGACCGCCGTCGCCGTGAGGAACTTGCCCGTCCCCTTGAGTAACGCGACCGAACTCGCCACCGCCGTTGCCGTCAGCGTGATATTGTTGTTGACGATAGACGAGAAGTGCTCGACGATCAATGTAGACCGCCGCTGTCGGTACGCCGTCGCGCGCCCGCGCTGCGCCGGGTAACTCATGGTCCTAGATGTCCGCTACGGCGTACGCCTCCACCGCGCCGTTGGTCTGGAAGTTCCAAAGCACAAGACCGCTGCTCACGGGAATGACCAGACCGCGCGGGAACGTCCAGATGACACCGCTCCCGATGGTCGCTGGGAACGATATACGCCGGAAGAAGTTCGCCGGAACGGTCGGGGCAGTACCCCACGCAAGCGCAGACTGCAGTACGCCCGTAGCGATGACGTCGTTTGGGTCCTCCACCAGGAAGTCCTGGGGGGATGTCGGCGTGACACCGATGGCCGCTGGCCTGCCCAGCCCGTAGTCGGATGCCGTCGCGGCCTGCAGGAAGATGCCGATCTCCAGGATGCGGACCCTGCCGGGCGTGGAGCCGGTCCTGATCTCCCACGCCGCCGACGCAGAGCCCACTCCGGTCGTCAGAGCCGAGAAGGATACGATCATTGCAGTTCCACCCCTCTGTAGATCGCCTGTAGCACGTGGGGGACCTCTGCTTGCGGTCTCAGGGCGGCCGTGAGTGCCGCCCACGCAGCCGTCGAAGACGCGGTCGTCGTCTTGGTCGCTGTCGCCCCGTGAACCGTCTGGGTGAAGTCCCCGCTGTCCATCGAGTCGGGGTCGGATGACCCAGTAACGATCCCATTCTGCCTCTGCGTGAACGTCGCGCCACTGAACGTGCTCGCGCTGTTGAACCCCGCGATACACGGACATACAGCGCCATTCGTCACGGTCGTGATCGACGCGCACGTAGCAACCGTGCCGGAGCCGGTGTTACCGACCGCCGTGGCATCGATCGGCGTGACCTGGTTGACGCCGAAGTATCCGTTTACCCACCCGACTGCCGTGATCGTGGGCGACACGGCGAACGCGAACGATGCTACGTTGCCGTGCGCCCAATACGCCACGACGCCGATGGTCGTGCTATTGTCTTTCCTGCCAATCAACGTCCAGCCAGCGGGCGGCGTCCAGGTCTCCCCGGTGCCGCCCTCGAACTCGATGACCGCGATCAGTATGTCTGACGCTAACGTCCCGGCTGGTGCCGAGAGTGTTAGCGTCAGGCCTGTGTCGATCTGTACTGCGGCACTAGATGCCCTATAGACGATCCCCATGCTCCGTCTACGTGTAGGCGACCTTGAACGTGAACGTGATCGTGTCGTTGATCGCCACGTTGATCACGCTGAAATCGCCCTTCAGCCACAGGTTCCCGACCGTCAGCGCATCGAACAGCCCGGCGTTCGTGATGCCCAGGGCCGCCTTCGCGGTGATGGTGTAGACCGCCTGCGCCGTATCGTTCGTGGTTGTGGTCGTCTGCTGCGTGAATGTGGCCGAGATGCGCGCGTACCCGCCGGTCGTGTCCTCAGTGAACAGCGTGGTATCTGCCGCCGCCGTCGTGCCGGCCCCGGTACCCCAGGCGCCCCACTTCGGTTGGGTGGCCACAGCAACGATGAGGTTCGTCAACACCGCGCGCCCGGCGTTCACCTGCAGAACGGCAAACCCGTCCTCCAGCCCGAGCTTCTGGAGCCACTTCGCCCACCATGCACGCCGCCATTCGGCAACGACACCCAGGTCCTCGATGCGACCGTCCGCCCGTGTCACGACCGCGCCGAGGGTCACGCTGTCTACACGCGGGTGCGGCTTGACCACCGCTACAACACCAGTCCTGTCCGTCATCGGTCGCTCCTCCCTTTACGAACCTGGATGCGTGACTTGAGATGATTCCTTCCACCGCTCGACAATCGACCACGCGCCACGATTCGGTTCGCGCGCGGTACTCCGAAGCCGGATATACCCGCCGGGCTCAACCGTATCGGGCTCACCAGACATCGCGTCGACGTACTTCTCGTTCAGGGTCGTGAGGTCGCGCCCGGCCGCGAGCCACAGTTCGAACAACTGCAGGCACCGAGCGTGCGTGACGACCACGATCGTATCGCCCAGGTAGACATCGCGCAGGATGTAGTTGATCCCGCGCACCAGCCGACCCTTGAACTGGCAGAACGATTCGCCGTTCGGTGGCGCTTCGTGCTCGTTCCGAACGTAGTGCTCGATCTGGGCGATCGTGTCGGGATCAACCCGCTTGCCCTCGAGATCGCCCATGCCCCACGACCGGAGCGACGCATCACCGAACACCGGTTCCCCGTGCGGGAACGCTACGACCTGGGCGGTGTCCAGCGCACGCCGCAGGTCGCTCGATATGACGTACGTGATGCGCTCGGATGCCAGCTTGTCCCGGAGGTCGTGGGCCTGCTTCGTGCCATCGTCGTCGAGCAACAGGTTCATCTGCCCGCGGAGCCGGTCTTTGCCGACCCCGCCCTGGTTGAACTCGGTTGAGCCGTGGCGCGCGACGATGACATCGG